TAATAAAAATTGTAATCTAACGTAAATTTACTTATAATAACATTATGGGCTTACCCAAACTATTAACTGAACAACAAAAGAAATTTTGTGAATTGCTGGTATACAATGAGGGACGTAAAACACCTACTGAATGTGCTATTGAAGCAGGTTATGCTGAAGGTTCGGCACATGTTCGTGCGTCTGAACTCCGTAATCCAAACAAGTTTCCACTCGTTGTTAAACACATCGGAGAACTCAGAGCTGAAGTACAGAAGAAGTACGAGGTTAGCTTTGAACGTCACATCACAGAACTCGGTCGTATACGCCAAGAGGCTCTTGCAAAGGGAGCTTTCTCGGCGGCTACAAATGCAGAAGTTGCGCGAGGCAAAGCAGCAGGGCTCTACATTGAACAGAAGATAAGTTTAACAGGTAAAATAGAAGATTTATCTATTGAACAATTAGAGGAGAAAATGAAAAAAATATATGAAGACAATAAAGTATTAGTGGAGGGTGAGTACACAGATGTCAGTTGAAGATAATTTAGTTACATGCCCTTGGTGTCGCATGGTAACTAATAAAATTAATGTGCATGGTCACGAACAGTGTGAGTATTGTAAAGCTAATATAGACGAGTGTTGTCAAGGAGAAGTACTTGAAGAGAGCTAAATCATATAGAGAACACGAGCCAGGACCAGAAAAAAGAACTTCGATAGGACATAGTATACGTTCTCGTCCTAAGAATAAACATAAGCGTAGATCATTTAAAAAATATAGGGGGCAAGGAAAAAGGAGATAGCATGACTAAAACTAAAGACTCAATGACTATTACAGAATTACAAACTAATGAATTATTAAATACAGAAGCAAATTCAATAGAGAAAAAAATAAAGACAGCACACAACTATTATGATGTTAAGAATTTATTAACAGTGCTTACTAAGTTTTCTACATCAGAGGTTGGAGCTAATGCAAAAGTAATATTAGTTTTGCCTGAAGGTAGAAACCCTATGCAAAAAGAATTTAATATTAAAGAGATTACTCTTGTTGAAAATAAGATAATAGGCTCAAGAGAGAAGTATCGTTGTGCTATTTTAGTGCAGTGAACGGTTGGAATTTTGATCCACCGACTTGGAAACTTGACGTTGCTATAATCATTTTACTACTGTTGCTTTTACTATGAAACCAGAATCAAAACTCTGGCAAAAAGTTAAGAAAAATACACCTAATATTATATGGACACGCGTTGAATCTTGGGCATCTTTTGGCTTTCCTGACCTAGTTGGATACACTGAAAAACAAGGGTTCTTTACAGTTGAGTTGAAAGTAACAAAAAGTAATTCAGTTGCGTTCTCACCACACCAAATAGCCTTCCATGTCAAGCATCCTACGAATACCTTTATCTGTGTCGAGACTCCCGATCAGCGATGCCCGAAACTTTATCCAGGATCCGCGGTCCGAGAGCTTGCGGCTTGTGGCTTGAGCGCTTGTGAGCTTGAACGCTTGCAGCTTGAGTCTTGGTCCGGGCTTGAGCGCTTGCTGCTTGAGTCCTTGCGCGCCTGAGACCTTGTGGCCTGTGCCCTTGCGCGCTTGCGCCTGAGCTTGTAGCCCCACTTGCGGTAAGCTTCGTCGACACTCTGACCGGGCGCCACGTGCCCCGGCCTAGTGTTTACCATATGCAATGTTTTTAACTGATTGATCCCAGCAGGCCCGGCAGCTTTTACACTCGTTATCTTGATCGGGCGCGGGACAGGTCCTGCCTGCCGTTACCACGGTCGAAGTCAATGACCAGCTTCTAGGGGCCGGGCCGTCTACCTTCGTTGCGCTTAGGCGTATAGTCAGGTTGGACGGTACCCGTTCCACTGGGATCTTAGAAAGGAGCCCGGCTTCCCGTGTGGGAATCCAGTGCGCCACGTCTGGAGTCATCCTGCAAACGTGGAATATTTTTAATAGATGTTTTACGCTTTGAATGTCGCCTGAGTCGTGCCACCTGAACCAGCGAGACTTCCTGGCGTTGATGTCGGCAGCCATGGTCCGCGCCCAGTCCGGCCTGTTAATGCTGGCCAGGCGGCGCATCATAGCGTCCATGACGTTGGGGAACCTGTACCGGCCTTTTAATGCATAGCAGCCGTGGCACGTGGTCCCCGGTATTTGCGCCAGCTTGCTGCCTGTCTTACAGTGTATCGCGGGCAGGTTATAACTATAGCCCGGCATTTTGGAGGGCTTCGACAGCCCACCAGTAATTAACTTTCTTTGTTGTGCATTCATGGTATATCCTTTCTAATAAT